ACATCGGTGGAGATTTAGCAGAGAGTTTCAGTGATGCATGTGTTGAGGATATAGAGTAGGGTTTACATAACTTTATATAAGGTATCATTATGGGGGTCATAAGACCCCCTTTTTATTGTTCGGATATCACTATTGTTAAGATAGTTTACAAAATTTAATCTTTCCTATATAATTATGTTACGTTTCTTTACAAACGAATGACAAGTTCAACATCCAGTATGGATCGTTACACAACTACTGAATATGGTAAGCAAAATATGTTTGCTTCTGAACCACAGATGCAGTACGTTGAAAACTATCAAGGATATTGGAAGAATGCAGAACAACTTAATGGTCGCCTAGCGATGATTGGTTTCTTTGCAGCAATCCATAACTACATCCTATTTGGAGCAGTTATGCCAGGTATCTTTTAGATATCAAGGTCTTTTACACCGCTAGTGTTGACCTCTAGCTACTTTTTAACCCTCAAATCTAACAAAAGGAGAAAAAACAATGACACCAGAAGCAGAAAAATTTAATGGTTGGATGGCCATGATCGGATTCGTTGCTGCATTCGGAGCATACGCTACAACAGGACAAATCATTCCAGGTATCTTCTAATGAAAAACGAAAACATTTTTTTAAGAGCACAAGGACGTGCAGCAATGATGGGTTTCCTAGTCATATGCGGAACCTATGCATTTACAGGACACATTATTCCAGGTATCTACTAATGTCTAAAAACAATGAAACAACTACAAATCAAGACGTTGACTTCTCCATCGCTGAGAAGTGGAATGGTATTGCTGCTCTCGTTGGTTGCGTTGCTGCCTTCGCTAGTTACAGCTTCACTGGACAAATCATTCCTGGTCTAGTATAATTACTTAGTCCAAAACTTTACATAACTAAATAATTACTCGTAACTTTATCAGCAAACTCGAATAAATGGGTGAACTCCAAGTAGCAACAGATACATTCCCAATATGGAAAGCAGTCCTATGGATCTTTTATCCTATGGCAGCACTTGTAATGGTGGAACTACTGCTACGTGGATTTGATGACGATGATGACGACGATGGTGGTAAAGGAATCAGAATCCGTTCACGGGAAATGACTCCAGCATACGCACCATCAGGAGCATAATGGATCCACATCATCATTATTGGAGATTTGCAGAACGTTGGAACGGCCGTCTAGCAATGGTCGGAGTAGTTAGTTTACTATTAATCAAATGCCTTTCATAGTTTTTGGTTGCCTCTTAGCAGCAACCGCATACAGTAATGTTTTCTCAGTTGTATTTCAATGATACCACTGGCATTGCTTTTAACATCAATACCTCCAGGTTCTAGAGAACTTCTAGAGTTTGGATTTTTTCTTGCGGTAGGATATACTGCTGGTTCTTTGGGAATAATATGAATATATTTACTTGGGATTTATTTGTAACAGTAGTTTTTGGTGGTTCCCTCATGATTATAGTTACAGTACTTACTATTGATAATATATAAGTCAGTAGTATTAATCACATGGCTTCGTATACAGTAACACTTATAGATTCAGAAGGAGAAGAGTCTACATTTGAGTGTGATGATGATGTTCTGATAATGGATCAAGCAGATGAAGAAGGGATTGATATGCCTTATTCATGTAGAGCTGGTGCTTGTTCTACTTGTGCTGGAAAGATAATAGAAGGTACAGTTAATCAAGATGATCAATCAATGTTAGATGAAGATCAATTAGAAGAAGGATATGTGCTCACATGCGTGGCATATCCTACATCTGATGTTACAATAGAATTAGGTAAAGAGGAGGAATTATATTGACAGAATCAATTTATCCAGGTGATTGGAGGTATGACAACATGGAACTGAGACAAAGGGTATTGTCTATACTTCTTAGGAAGTATGGTGGAGAACATCCTAGTAAGGCAATGTATGAATGTGCAAATGAATGGATAGAGAAGGGGAATGTTAGGAGTGATGGAGTTGTGAGTTATTTCAATGCATATTATAATATGAATAAATAAATATCCTTACAGGAAAGAATAATGCAAAAGATTGTTAATGTCCTTGCTATTGCGTCTGGTGTTGTATCTGCTGCCGTTGTCGCTAGTGGTGTATTTGTATATGTCAACAGAGATTCAATTGTTGATAGCATCAAGTCTCAAGCTATTGAAGCAGTTACTGGGTCTTTAGGTGGTGGACTAGGAGGATCTCTTCCTATAGGAGCACCTGATCTTGCACCTTCTGATGATTCTGCTGGTCTACCTATTCCAAGTGGTGGGTTGGGAGTTCCTCAATTCTAAATAGGGTAGTTGCTATAGTGCTATGCCTGAAGAGGTAAAAGAAGAAATTGTAGAAGAAATTGAAGAGAAGAAGAAAGGTGTCTTTGGGAAAGTCAAGGATGCCATTCTTCCAGACCCTGATGAACAGGCAGCAATCATCTCGACAATGGTGCGAATTACTGTTCTTGCCTGGTCAGGTGGAATATTGACTCTTAATTATGTGGCGATTCCAGGTGTACCACAACAGAAAATCGATCCAACTTTTATTGCTTCGGTTTTTACAGGAGTTCTCGCAAGCTTTGGGATTCAGACTGCTAGTAAGAAGGGTGATGGCACTATGAAGATGGATAAGAATGGTAATTCTGTGAATGGTAATGGTGGTCCTCCTCCTGCTACAGCACAGGATATTGAGGCTATCATAGCTAAGGCTGGTGCTTCTGGTCCTGTTCAAACTATTAGGATAGAACAAGCTCCTCTTAAAATTACTACAGATGAGAAGCCTTATCAATTGTAAAGAAGACCTTAAATGAATAACTAATTATTCAATATGATCAATCCATATCCCAAACCAAGGTGGGATCTTGAGAATGATGTACTACGACTTGAGCAAATGATTATTGTTTACGAACAAGAAATCGAACAACTGAAGATTGAAAAGGATGAATTAAAAAGGGAAATCCTTTTTCTTAAAAGACGTTTAAAAATAGAGGATAAAAAAAATGAAGAAGTATTTTGATAAAGTTGTTGAATGGGATAAGAATCTCATTAAAAAGTGTCAAGATAAGTTTGGATGGACTGACTATCAAGTAGTTTGTATCTCCTTTGCAAAAGGATTTATAATTGGTGCTATTCTTCTTTAATGGAACTGACTGAAGAAAATGTAATCAAAGTTCTGGAAGAACTTCTTCCTTATATTGAGGCTGATGGTGGATCTCTTCAACTTGTAGAAATAGAAGAGGAAACTGGATATGTCAAAGTAAAATTGGGTGGTGCTTGTGAATCATGTGCTATGAGTACCATGACTTTAAAGCAAGGTATAGAGAAGAAACTGATGATGGAGATACCAGATGTGGTAGGAGTTGTGCAGGTTCTCTAACAGAGTGTTGGAGTCCACACTGAACTAGGCAAAATTACTCAACCTGTGCTATAAATATGGTTAGTACGGGATTGAAAAATCATGCCCCTGACGCAACAGAAGCATTATACTGTCGGTTATCACGACACAGAATTACATCATTATGAGATCTGCGAGTACGCTGTAGATTCATATAACGCAATACAGAATTCTAAAGAGGATGTCCCTTATCTAAAGGAGCATCCTCATTTTATTGATTATTGTGTGAGTGAAGAAGTAAAAAAGGTTGCTGACTTTATGGCAGCTGGTATTCCTATGGGACATTAATTATGAAACATGAAATAATGTGGTGGATGAGCCGACTCACCATCATGGGAACTTCTCTAGGATTATCATTTTGGCTGGCAGCACAAGCATATGCTTAAATAATAATAGTAATAAGGATACTTTATGTTATCAACACAATACCGTTTAAGGTTAACAGCAATCTGTAAGGACATAGGTTCTGGGGTTGATGTTAGTCTAGAAGATATGATATGGGCAGAGAAATTAGCAAAGGCAAATACTGCTGCTAGAGGTATGCTGAACACAGCAAGAAGAATATCTTTGGATCCAACTGACTCTTTTCTGAATAGCTTGAATATAGGAGACCCCGATTCAAGCAATCATAAAAGGGGTTTTGGAGATCCACAGGATGTGGTAGAATGGTTTCACAATAAAAGATCTGATGATTGGAGACAACGTGATTGAAAAAGGCGATAAGATTGTACAGATGGTACTGTTGAGTCCACATGAAGCAGACCACTTATACAAGAAAGAAGACGGTACATATTACTGGCAACATCATAGAAAGGGTGGTGATACTTTTTCTATACCTGAGATACAACTAGAGATGTTCCCACCTGAACCACCCAAGAAGATAAAGGTGAATGAAGACGCACCACATAATAATGCATTAGAAAGGTATTATGGTAAGGACTGGAAACTTACACCAGTTGAAGGACTAGAGGATCATTACTGATGAACGAAGTAGTTTGGTCAATTAATATAATGATTGCTATCTTACTCGTAGCAGTAGGTGTAGTAATCTACTACATATTCATGTACGATAAATTTTGGCCAAATGGGAGTGATGATACCACCGAGCAGAAAGAGCTGCTACAATTTTCGAGTAACGAAGATTAATCGTGTTGTTGACGGGGATACTATTGATGTCACCATTGATCTTGGGTTTGACTTATACAAGAAAGAAAGAGTTAGAGTTGCAGGAGTTGATACGCCAGAAAAGAGAACTAGAGACAAGGAAGAGAAGGCACTGGGAATAGATGCAACTAACTGGTTGAAAACAAAATTAGAAGAGACTATTAAAGGTGATGAAGAACTCCTTATTAGAACTGAACTTAAGGGTGGCGTTGGGAAGTATGGTAGGCTTCTTGGTTGGCTCTACATTGGCGATGCTGATGTTTCACTAAATGAACAAATGATTACGGAGGGTTATGCTTGGGCATATGATGGCGGCACTAAACAGAAAAATTTTGAAGAGTTACGTGAGATTAGGCGTTCGTTTGGGACACTGGCAGAGTAACGATCAAGTATATATTGACATACATGGAGAAACAGGCAGACGTGTATACGCTGACTGGCACATTACTACTGAGGAATATGAATCATGAAAGAAGAATTATTAAAACTGTTGAAAGATAATGCTTATCGTAAAGGTGAGTTTAAACTTTCTTCTGGTAAGACAAGTGAACATTATGTAAATTGTAAACCAGTTACACTAAGTGGAAGAGGACTTACATTAGCAAGTCTTTCTATGCTCATGTATGTAGATACTAGTTATGGTGCAGGACTTACTCTGGGTGCTGATCCTTTGGTGAGTGGCGTGTCATTAGTATCTGCATTGGATAATAAGATGGTTAATGGTCTTATTGTTCGTAAGGAAGCCAAGGGACATGGTACTCAGGCATGGATAGAAGGTCCCCTACCTAAAGAAGGAACTA